AGAAGAATCTGGAGGTGAAACTTATTCGTCAACAAATATTGGAACACAAAGTTATACATATGTAGCAGGTGAGCCTTTTGTACCTTACGAAGATACTGAAGCTTTTGAAGCTGTAGTTATTGGATGGTTAGAAGGATCATTAGACGTGCCAGCAATGCAAGCTAGCATCGCTGCAAGTATTGAGTCTCAAATTACACCAGTAAATGAAGACTTGTATTTTACATGGCAAAATCCCGTACCACCGGTACCACCAGTAGAAGAGGAATAGGTAAATTTCAATAAAAACAAGTAATAATACAAATATGCATAATGCATATAACCAGTGTATAATTAAAAACCAAAACCAATGACACTATTTTACCAGACTAACTCGTGGATTAGTCAACCACAACAAAATGAAAAACGATTGAACCTATGGAACCACATTGCTAAAAAAGCAAATTGGCGTATAGTTCAATTACCAAACGGCTATTATCAAACAGAGTACAAAGATCCTGATTGTGAGTGTAATCCTGAAAAGGATAAATGCTGCGAAAAATGGATAGATGTAACTAGAAGAGAATCAATGCAAGCCGCCGAAACCTCAATAGATAAAACTATTGAACACTACCAAAAGAAAGTTGAATTTTTAAACGGACCAAAAGTAGTAAAGACCTTTAAGTAAAACCAAACCAATCTAATCAAATTAAATCAAATATGGACGGAATTGTCAAAAACCTTAGCTTTGGTGACGAAGCTAAACAAAAGGTATTTAAAGGAATAGATAAACTCACTAAAGCTGTTAGCTCTACATTAGGAGCTAGCGGCAAGTGCGTTATCATGGAAGATAACTCTGGTGTTCCTATAATAACAAAAGACGGTGTAACAGTAGCTAATTCTGTTATACTAAGAGATCCTGTAGAAAATATGGGTGCTACGTTATTAAAAGAAGCAGCTAGAAAAACAGTAAGAGAAGCTGGCGACGGCACAACCACAGCTACAGTGTTAGCACACTCAATAATGAACAGTGCTAAAAGTAGTGATAGAAAAGTAAGAGACGGTATATCATCTGGTGTAGATAAAGTTATTGATTACTTAAAATCTATATCAATACCTGTAAAAGGTAAAATGATAGATGACATAGCTACTATATCTACAAACAACGACAAAGAACTTGGTAAATTAATAGCTGATGCTTTTAGGTCAGTTGGCCAAACAGGTGTTGTTACTATGGAGCCATCAGAAGGTGGTTTAACAGAGGTTGAAATAGTAGAGGGTGTTGAGTACGAAAAAGGTTTTTCTCACGGTGAATTTATAACAGATAAAGACAAAAGTATAGCTGAGCTAGATAACGCTTTAGTTTTACTTATGGATTCTAAAATAGATTCAATAAGACAAATACAACCAGTACTAGAGCATGTTATAAAGGGTAACAAGGCTTTATTAATTATTGGTGAAGTTGAAGCTGGTGTTTTATCAGCTCTTGTAATGAACAAGAAAAAAGGTAATATAAAAATAAATGTTATAGAACCACCTGCTTTTGGATTAAGAAGAAAAGAAATATTTAATGACTTATCTTTATTAACAGGAGCAACTATTATAAATGAAGATTTAGGTGATGATTTAAACACTATACAAGTTAATTATCTTGGTAAATGTGTTAAGTCAACATCCACTCAAGATGAAACTATTATACAAATAGATGATGTATCTGAAGAAGTAAATGATATAATAGAAAAAATAAAAAAAGATTTAAAAAAGAAAAATAAAGCACATATTCAAATTGGTCTTGAAAAAAGATTAGCTAGATTAAGTGCAAAAGTAGCGATTGTTAAAATTGGTGCTAATTCTGACATTGAATTAAAAGAAAAAAGTGATAGAGTCGAAGATGCTATTTGTGCTACTAAAGCTGCTATTAAAGAAGGTATTGTACCAGGTGGTGGTATTGCTTTGCTTAACGCTTCTAGTATTTTAAAACCTGAGAACAAGGGTGAAGAAGTATTACTTGAAGCTATAAAAGCACCGTTTAACACATTATTAAGTAATGCCGGTATAGTTTTAACGTCTGAACAATTAAAAAATTTACACTCAAACGAAGGTAAAGGATTAGATGTGGTTACAGGAAATATGGTAAATATGGTAAAACTAGGTATTATAGATCCATTACTGGTAACAAAAAGCGCTTTAATAAACGCAGCTTCTGTAGCTACTACAATACTTTCAACTGATTGTGTAATAAATAACATGAGGATAGATGAAGGCAATAGGTAGAAACTTAATAATAGAGAAAATAGAAGAAGGAACTACTGAAACAAAAGGTGGTTTATTGCTAGCAGAGCTTCATAGAGACGATATAAGGTACATTAGAGCTAACGTAATAGAAGTTGGGGATGAAGTGTTAGGTTTAAAAAAAGAAGATCTTATATACTATGATCGACACGCTGGTCACAAAATAGAAATTGAAAATAAATCATATCACGTAATAAAAACACAAGATGTGGTTGTTGTTTTATGAAAAAGCTAGATGCTGGAGACTTAAAAGATCTCAATTTGCTAAAACATTATCGTATAATACGTAAATGGGCTTGTAAAAACAATAACCTTCGTGAAGCTGATTTAGAATTACTACTATATTTAGATTGTATAGACTTGTTTACAAAGAAAGACTTTGAAGCAGGTGTATACTCTTATAGTTGGGATAACAGAAGATGGTCTAGGTTAATAAAAGAAGACTGGATAGTTGTTTGGAGAAAAAGAAATAGAACTACACAAACTTATAATATATATAAGGTTTCTTTTAAAGGTAAACAATTAATAAATAGAATATATAAAATAATGTTAGGTAAAGAAAAAATACCTACTAGTTTTAGAAGAAATAAAATAATGGAAGGTAAATCTTATATGGACAAGGTTTTAACAAAGTCCATAAAAGACGTAAATAAAGATACAATATGATACCAAATTTAGCAGCAATAGTACAACAAGCTCAGTCTATGGGTTTAGATCAAAATAATAGCGCAGTTGCGCCACAACCTAACAACGGTGGTACTGTAGTTGGAACAGGTACTAGTGTAAACGATTTATCTTATTTTTCAGATCCTATGGGTGTGGATGCTCAATCAGCTGATGAAGTTAGAGCACAAGCAACAAGTAACATGATGGGCCAATCACAAATGCCTTCAAGCCCTATTAATCCAAAAGGTTTTTCAAGACCAGAAGAAGAAATAACAAATGGATTCAATCCTCAAAGACAAGAGGATTTAACATATAATCCAACTAAACAAATAATATAAAAATTATGCATAAAACAGATCCAAATTATAACGAAGTAATGGCATCTAAAAACGCTCATGGTGTTGTAGGTGAAAGCGCTATATGGGATGGGCCATTAGATCAAACAGGTAGAGCTCACGGAAAAGGTAATAGCTCAGGAATAACAGGGATGCAAATACTAAAAGCAGATTTACCTTACAAAGGTATAAATGCAGTAATGTGCGCTCAAGGTAAAAAATATTAAAAGACAAAAAAATGGGATTATTTAAAACACAAGACTCTACTATAAGTCAAGCCATGCCTTTAACGGCAGCTATGATAGCTAGTATTGACGTTAGACCAGCTTGGGAATTTGAAAACCAAAGCGGGACATTAGGTACTAACCTAAATTCATCTGTAATATATTGTGGTGTAATGCCAGTAGATGCAACAATAAGCGTGATACTACCAGGTGTAGTAGCTGCTAATCCAGGTGGTGGAAAACCAACTAGTGGACAAGCAATAACATTTAAAGGTTTACAGTCTGGATCAATACTTCCAGTAGCAGTAGATTACGTTACAGCTGTTTCTGGTACTAATATAACTGTTGCTGATTTTATAGTAGGTAAATAAAAATAAATATGGAAACAAAAAAAGGATACACAGGGCATTACTCAGGGAATCATCCTAGACATTCTAAAGTTACTAAAAGTAACTTAGATGCTACTAGAAGAGACGATGAAGCTCATATGAAATATTTAAAAGAAGATGTAGACTATGATAATAAACATGGTCACAGTGACATAGATATGACTGCGGATGAAAAACATATATCAAAACTAGCAGGCGATTTAAAGTACGACGAAAAACATCATTAAAATAAACAGAGTAAACTGATAAATCACATAAAACAAACACATTAACATTAACAAAAACAAAAACAAAAATTATGGCTAAATTTATTAAATTTAACATCGTAAACAGCAGTGCTGCTGCTACTCAAAAAATTCACTTATTAGACGTGGATAACATTTCAGACATTTCTTACTCTGGACAAACAGTAAGTATCGTACTAAGATCACCAGCCGGTGCTTTTGGTGTAGACACTGCTACCGCGGGTATTTCTGGAAGAATCGTGTCTTTAGAAGTTTCAACATCTAAAAGTTCTTTATCTGCTGCACCAACAATTACTAATGGTTCAGCTGCTCCTGATCAAGCTATTGTGAAAGCTATGACTGCTAACCCAGGTGGTGTAGCTGCTACAGCTCAATTAGGAAAAGACGAGGCTGGAACTCCATTACAAATGTATTGGCATTCTTGGAACGTTGTAACAAACGATCAAGTATAGTATAAATGCAATCTAGAGGATTAGGCGACAGTATTGCTAAGTTCACTAAAAAAACAGGTATTAAGACCATTGTAGATAGAATGTCTGATGGTCTTAATTTTCCCTGTGGTTGTGAACAAAGACAATCGTGGTTTAATGAAAAATTTCCTTATAACAAGTAACATGGCTTTTAAAATAATACCACCGTTCGACTTAACAGATATGAGCACCTCTATATTCGAAAGAGATATGGGTGAAGATCCTGTTTATGCTAGAACTCCTAAAAACGGTGTTATAGTTTTAAACAAGGACTTAAAAGATCCTATTGAAAAAGCTAAAACTATCGCTCATGAGAAAGTCCACATAGATCAATACAAAAGTGGAGAGCTTGATTACGAAGTTGATGGCGCTGGTAAAGGTTATGTTAATTTTAAAGGAAAAAGATTCGATTATTCAGTAATGCAAAAAGGTAAAGGGCCTTGGGAAAAACCAGCCTACGCCGCAGAAAAAAAAGTAAGTAAAAAATATATATAATGGCAAAAAATATGAAAACAAACCAAGATGGCGGCAGCGAAAGTTCAACTGCAGCAGCTGGTGAATTAAAAAACAATCAAAAAATAGAAGGTGGTGCTAGAAAAGGTGCTGCTAAGGCAAAACCAGATGCTAATGGAGATGGAATACCTGATTATGCTCAAGATGGTATTGGAGCGTCAAGAATGGGGTATAATCAATCTTTTGGAGCAGGTAAAGCAAACTGCTATGCACAAGGCGCTGCTAAGGTAGCAGAAATAATGACATTTGGAGCTTCTAGATACATCAACAATGGAGCTGCTGATGCGGGACACGGAGGCCCAGCTGGTCATACTCACCCTAGCATGACAACAAAATCTGTAGAGACTACAGGTGGAGGATCTAATTCTTCTAAATCTGTTACACAAGGTGGAAGCTCTAGCTCCGTTAAGACTGAGGCAAAACCAAAAGTAAGTAGAGAAACAGCTTATAACAATAGAGGTAAAGAATTTGCGAGCATGAACAGAGAGCAGTATGGTCAAGAAATTGATAAATATAATGCAAGTAAAAAACCTAATATGACTTCTTCAAGTTCTTCTTCTCAAAACACTAATAGTGGTAGTACAATTAGAAAAGAAGAAAAAATAACTTCTAAAGAGTCTTTAGGTTCAGTTCAAGAAAAAGGAAAAATAGCTGTTGAGAATAGACAACAAAAAAACGCGTATAATAAAGAATTGGCTAATATTAAAGCAGTAAAAGATTCCACTAATACAGCTAATAAATTTATAAATAAGCTTCCAGGTCATATGCAAAGTAATCCAAGAGTTATTAACGTAGCTAAGAAAAAAGGTGGTTTTGCTGCTAAGGAATCAAGAGTTAGATCCGGTGAATTCTCTGGAAGAGAGGCGTATAATATTTTCATAGCAGGTCAAAATAAAAAATAAATTTTGAAAAAAATATTTCAATTGCTTACAGGTGGCGTTATCAAAGAAGTTGGTGACGTCATCGATAAGTTAACTACTACGGATGAAGAGAAACTGCTAATTAAAAAGCAAGTTCAAGAAATAATGAACAAAGCTAATGCTGATGCGGAGAACCAAATAACAAGGCGCTGGGAGAGTGATATGAAGTCAGATTCATGGCTTTCTAAAAACACGCGACCTTTAGCCCTTATATTCTTATCAGTTATGGCTATTTCCTTTATATGGGTTGATAGCCATGAGGAAATATCTTTTACAGTAGAACAAGAGTGGATTGCATTATTAAAGCAATTACTTACAACTGTTTATATAGCATACTTTGGTTCTAGAGGTGTGGAAAAATTCAAAACTATAAGTAATAATAAATAGTAGGAATATTAATTAAATCAAATTAAATGAAAAACTTAATTATTACATTAGGTCTTTTCTGCTCTGTGTTTTCATATTCACAAGATAGAAAGGATTTTGCAGGTGTTTGGCAAGATGTTAAAAATGACGACACATTATTAGTAATTTATCACAATGAAACCATAGGCTCTTTAAAGTTCTGGAATTTTAAACTAGACAGAGAGTGGAGTATAAATGAAGATTTTTTATACGAAGAAAATGGCTTAGTAAAAACAATGCATGAAGATGCTTTAAACAGTGTTAAATTTTCAAACCAATATACGTTAAAAGATGGCGTATTAACAAAAGAAGCAAATGGTATGTTTCAAGAATTCACTAAATTAAATTAAATTATGAGTAAAGTAAACAAGATTAAAGACGAAGAATTACAAAAAATTGTAGAAAAAACTAAAGAGCAAAATGAAATGCTAAGAACAATAGGTGTTCTTGAAACTCAAAAACAAGGAGTTTTAGTTCAATTAGCTCAAAGTAACAAAGATCTAGAGGAAATTAAAAAAGAACTAGAAGATGAATACGGTCAAGTAACTGTAAACCTAGAAGACGGTAGTTATACTGAAATCGAAAAAGAAGATGATAAATAATATTAGAAAGATCAGTATTGGATCTGACTACAAAAATGATGCTATGCATTATTCAGTAGGGCAACAAGTATATGGTGGTCATGAAATATCACATATATTGCTAGATGATTCTGATAAATCTTATAATATACACATCAAAAAAAACAACGAAATATTGCCATGGAAAAAATTTAATTCTAACATGGCAATATCAGTTGAATATGATTTAGAGTATTAATGAGGAGTTTATATGACTTTATAGTTAAACCTGTAGGAGAAGAATATGATAATGAAAAATCTATAGGTGATAAAAAAATTATATTAAATACTAAAATAGAGAGTTTTAAATTTGTAAATAATTTAGCTGAGGTTGTAGAAACACCTAAAGCATATAAAACTTCTATTGAAAAAGGTGATTTAATAATAATACATCACAATGTTTTTCGTACGTTTTACGATATGAAAGGCAATAAAAAGAAAAGTAGATCATCTTTTATAGATGGTTTATATTTTTGTGCTTTAGATCAAGTGTATCTTTATAGAAAAGATACAAAGTGGAAGTCTATAAATAATAGATGTTTTATAAAACCGTTAAAGATAAAAGACGGATTAGAAGTAGCTAAAGAGAAGAAGCTTATTGGTATATTAAAAATAGGTAATAGCTCGTTAGAAGCGCTAGGAATAAACGAGGGTGATACTGTTGGTTATACTCCATACGGTGAATATGATTTTATTGTTGACGAAGAGCGTTTATATTGTATGAAATCAAATGATATTGTTATAAAGTATGAAAACGAAGGAAACGAAGTTGAATATAATCCACGCTGGGCAAGTAGCAGTTGAGGAGTTAATAAAGGTAGCTAAAGAACCTATAGTAGATTCAGACGATGATATATCAGCTGACAGACTTAAAAACGCGGCAGCCACAAAAAAGCTAGCTATATTTGATGCTTTTGAAATACTAAGTAGAATACAACAAGAAGAAGAATTATTAAACGAAAAACCTAAAGAAGTTAAACAAGAAAAAGCTTTTAAAGGTTTTGCTGAAGGTAGATCTAAATAATGTACGAGCAGCAGTTATATAAAGTATTAAATAACTATATAGATTCTAAAACTTTAAATCATAAGAATAAATATAAGAAGTGGGATTACGGTTATAATGACGAATATGATGTTGTTGTTATAAGTAAAACAGGTGAGATAGGTGAGGTATATGAAATACAAAACTTAAAAATTGCATTGCCTAAAAAACACGATGTAGTTAAATTTGATAATAACAAATGGAGTTACTCAGGTTATCCTAAAGAATTAAAAAAAATTAAATCAGTATTTGACTGGGAAGAATACCCTTTAGATTTTAAAGAAAAATGGTATGATTATATCGACAAAGAATTTACAAGGCGTGAAGAAGGTTTTTGGTTCGTTAATAAAAATGTTCCTACTTATATTACTGGCACTCACTACATGTACTTGCAGTGGAGTAAAATTGATGTTGGGCAACCAGACTTTAGGGAGTCAAACAGATTATTCTATATATTCTGGGAAGCTTGCAAAGCAGACACAAGATCTTACGGAATGTGTTATCTTAAAAACCGTAGATCTGGATTCTCTTTTATGTCATCAGCAGAGTCAGTTAACCTTGCTACAATATCCACAGATTCAAGATTTGGCATATTGTCAAAATCTGGTCCTGATGCAAAGAAAATGTTTACCGACAAAGTTGTACCAATATCAGTCAACTACCCGTTCTTTTTCAAACCAATACAAGACGGTATGGATAGACCAAAGACCGAACTTGCATACAGGGTACCAGCTTCTAAATTCACACGTAGAAAACTTGATGATAACACTAAGCTACAAGAAATTACGGGTCTTGACACCACTATCGATTGGAAAAACACAGGAGACAACTCTTATGATGGTGAAAAACTAAAGTTATTAGTTCATGATGAATCAGGTAAGTGGGAAAGACCAAATAACATATTAAACAACTGGCGTGTTACAAAAACTACACTTAGATTAGGTAGCAAAGTTATAGGTAAGTGTATGATGGGAAGTACATCAAACTCACTAGACAAAGGTGGTGATAATTTTAAAAAATTATATAACGATTCAGATGTTACAAAAAGAAACGCCAACGGACAGACTAGCTCGGGACTCTATTCTTTGTTCATACCTATGGAATGGAATTACGAAGGATACATTGATTCTTATGGCATACCTGTCTTCGACACACCAAAAAAACCAGTTGAAGATCCTCACGGGACTAAAATAAAAATAGGTGTAATAGAATACTGGCAAAATGAAGTAAACGGTTTAAAAGAAGATCAAGATGGTTTAAATGAATTTTACCGTCAATTCCCAAGAACTGAAGAACATGCTTTTAGAGATGAGGCTAAATCATCTTTATTTAATCTAACTAAGATATACCAACAAATAGATTGGAATGCTGATTTAAAAAACAGCGGAATAATAACTCAAGGAAATTTTCAATGGGTAAATGGTGTAAAAGATACTAAAGTATTATTTATGCCAAGTAAACAAGGTAGGTTTTTTTTGTCTTGGACACCACCTATTGAAATGCAAAACAGAGTTGTAATTAAGAATGGATTAAAGTGGCCAGGTAACGAACATACTGGAGCATTTGGTTGTGATAGTTATGATATATCAGGTACTGTTGACAGAAGAGGTTCTAATGGTGCTTTGACGGGTTTAACTAAGTTTAGTATGGAGAACGTTCCACCTAATCATTTTTTCTTAGAATACATCGCTCGCCCACAGACAGCTGAGATATTTTTTGAAGATGTATTAATGGCTTGCGTTTTTTATGGCATGCCAATACTAGCAGAGAATAACAAACCAAGGCTTTTATATTATTTTAAAAGAAGAGGTTACAGAGGTTACTCAATGAACAGGCCAGATAAAAAATACAATAAACTTTCCACGACAGAAAGAGAAATAGGTGGTATACCTAATTCAAGTGAAGATATTAAACAAGCACACGCTGCTGCTATAGAGTCCTATATAGAAGAGTATGTAGGTTTAAAAGATAATGGTGATTATGGTGACGTGTATTTTCAAAGAACCTTAGAAGATTGGGCAAAGTTTAATATAAACAATAGAACATCTCATGATGCTTCTATAAGTTCAGGTTTAGCTATAATGGCTTGCAACAAAAACAAATACAGACCAAATCCTGTTATTCAAAGAAAAGTTTATGATTTAGGTTTTAAAAAATATAACAACAAAGGTACATTGTCAAAAATAATCGAATAGATGAAAATATATACTAATTCAAATAGTGCTTTTCCAAGTCAGGTAGTACCGGACGCGGAAAAAGCTTCATGGGAGTATGGATCTCAAGTAGCTTCCGCTATTGAAACTGAATGGTTTGACCAAGGAAGAACTAACGGTAATAGATACTTAACGAGTTGGAATAACTTTCACAGTCTAAGACTATATGCTAGAGGCGAACAGCCTACACAGAAATATAAAGATGAATTGTCAATAAATGGTGATTTGTCTTATTTAAATTTAGACTGGAAACCAGTACCAGTTATATCTAAGTTTGTAAATATAGTTGTAAATGGTATATCACAAAAAGAGTTTGATATAAAAGCTTTTTCACAAGATCCTGAGTCAGTTAAAAAAAGAACTAACTACGCAACAGCTATAGCTGAAGATATGTTTGCTAGAGAGCAAATAGCTTTAGCACAACAAACACTAGGTATTGATGCTTCCCAGTCAAATATGCCTCCGCCTTTACTACCTGAAACAAAGGAAGAGTTAGAGCTGCATATGCAATTAAGTTACAAGCAATCAATTGAAATAGCAGAAGAAGAAGCTATATCTACTACCTTAGCTAAAAATAGATGGGAGTTAACTAAACGTAGGATTAACGAAGACTTAGTAGTATGCGGAATAGCTTGCGCTAAAACAAACTTTAATAAATCTAATGGAGTAACAATAGATTATGTTGATCCAGCACATGTAATATACTCTTATACAGAAGACCCTAACTTTGAAGACATATATTATGTTGGTGAAGTTAAGTCTATAACTATACCGGAACTTAAAAAACAATTTCCGCAAATTAGTGAAGAAGAGTTAGATAAAATACAAAAAATGCCTGGAAATAGGCAATACATAACAGGTTGGGGTAATTACGATGCTAACACTGTTCAAATATTATATTTTGAATATAAAACCTATATGAACCAAGTTTTTAAATTAAAACAAACAGATAATGGTTTAGAAAAAGTTATTCAAAAAACGGATGAATTTAATCCACCACCGGCAGATACTTATGATAGAGTTTCAAGAAGTATTGAAGTACTATACAGCGGCGCTAAAGTCTTAGGCACTAATACTATGTTAAAATGGGAATTAGCTGAAAACATGACAAGACCAGCTTCAGATAGTACTAAAGTTGAAATGAATTATGCTTTATGTGCACCTAGAATGTATAAAGGTAGAATAGAATCCTTAGTTAGCAAGATAACTGGTTTTGCTGATATGATTCAAATAACTCATTTAAAAATGCAACAAGTGTTGTCTAGGATGGTACCAGATGGTGTATTCTTAGATATGGATGGTTTAGCAGAAGTTGATTTAGGTAACGGTACAAACTATAATCCAGCAGAAGCATTAAACATGTATTTTCAAACTGGTAGTATTGTTGGAAGATCTTTAACTCAAGATGGTGAATTAAATAGAGGTAAAGTACCTATTCAAGAATTAACATCATCAGCTAGTGGTGCTAAGCTACAAAGTTTAATACAAACTTACAACTACTATTTACAAATGATACGCGATGTTACGGGATTAAATGAAGCTAGAGACGGTAGTATACAAGACAAAGACTCATTAGTAGGTATAGCTAAAATGGCCGCTAATCAATCTAATATAGCTACAAAACATATTAATCAAGCTAGTTTATATTTAGCTCTTAGAATATGTGAAAATATATCTCTAAAAATAGCAGATGTATTATCTTTCCCTTTAACAAAAAACGCTTTAATTGAAAGCATATCTCTTTATAATGCTCAAACTTTAGGTGAAATATCTAATTTAAATTTACATGATTTTGGTATATATTTAGAGTTAGAACCTGACGAAGAAGAAAGAGCTCAGTTAGAGCAAAATATACAGATAGCTTTAAAAAATAACGGTATTGACCTTGAAGACGCTATAGATATTAGACAAATAAAAAATCTAAAGCTGGCTAATCAATTACTGAAACAAAAAAGAAAAAAGAAAATAAAAAGAGATCAAGCTCAACAAAAGCAAATGATAGATGCTCAAGCGCAAGCAAATGCTAAAGCTTCAGAAGCTGCTGCTATGGCTGAGGTTCAAAAGAATCAAGCTATGACAGAATCTAAAGTGCAAATAGAGCAAGCTAAATCTCAATTTGAAATACAACGTATGCAAACAGAATTAACTGTTAAACAACAGCTAATGGCTCAAGAGTTTGAATACCAAAAACAATTAGCGCAAATAAAGCTAGGTGTTGAAAGTGAAAAAGAAAAAGAAATAGAAGATAGAAAAGACAAAAGAGTTAAATTACAAGGAACTCAACAAAGTCAATTAATAAATCAACGACAAAATGATTCTGCTCCTGTAGATTTTGAAGGAACAGACTCATCACAACTAGGCACGTTTGGTTTACAAAATATGATGCCGCCTAGTTAACATTTAATAATTATATAATATTTTATCATGTCAGAAGAAACAAAAGTAAACGAACCTGTCAAGCAAGAAGGTGAGTTTAAAATCAAAAAAAAGAAACCTAAAAATTTAGGAAATCAA